TACGGAATCCCACAAAGCCCACCTCGGCGTGAACAGGCGTACCGGCGTACCGACCGTGATGCCGTCAAGCGGGATACGCCACAACGGCATGTACGCGTCAACCGCACCGGACAATATCTTCCCTGACGGAATGGTCGGGTCAGCGGCAGCCGTCGCGTTCGGCGTGCCCTTCAACACGACCAACTCCACCAGCTCATTACCGGTCTTGGAATCTCGATGGTAGTGCGCGCAAATGATGTCATTGCGTTTCATGCCCTGCGACCCGTTGGAGATCGTCACCGATTCCGCCGCCGTGATATGCCAGTCCAAGCCTTGTATCGACGCGCAACCAGTACCGATGGTGGCCTTGTTCGCACTGCCCATCGTGCACTTGAACGCGTCGCCCCAGTCGAACACCACGTCAGACTTCGAGAACTTGGCCTGATGGATGATCGCCTTGTCCTCGCTTGAGATGTGTGCAACTCCGGCCTTGCCGTCAACCAGTTCGATGGTCACTTTTCAACCTCCTTCAACCATGCTTCAAACGATTCGTCATTCTTCTGCATGAACGTCATGAAAGACGTGTTGCATTTGGAGCACAATTCGTAGATGTCGGGCGTCACATCATCCGCGATGCGGGTCGCCTTGCCAGCCGAATACCGGCGCACGGTGAACCATTCACGCGCCTCCGTGTCACCAGCGGCGACATAAGCGGTCTTACCGCACTTGTCACACACGTACTTCGAGTAACCGTCAGATTTCACTAGCCTATCCTTTCAAACGTAAAACAACCAAGCGAAGGCAACTGCCTCCACGTGCCGCCGAAATCAACGGAAGGGTTGACACCGGTCGTGTTCTGGACCACGTATCCGATTGGGAACACGACCCTCCCGGAAGCGCCGCCGCCGACATGCGCGCTGATGACGCCGTCAACGCTCACGATCGTGGAGCCGTCCACCCTCACGCCGCCCAGCATGTCCGTGGACGCTTTCGGCAGCGTGTAGGCGTTCGCGCCCTGTTCGACCGAAGCGAGCTTTGACCGCTCGTCATCGGTCATCATGCCCGACTTGGCGCTGTCGGCAACACTCTTCGCATCAGACGCAATCGACTCGGCGTTCTCGGCGGTCTGGTTCGCCTTGCCGATCTGCGCCGCGAAACCGGAAGCCGTCTTGTTCGCCGCCTCGGCGACCTGTCTGACGGAATCCAAATCCTCGGAAGCGACCTCCGCGTTGATCGTGCCGCCTGAAATCGACAGGCCACGGCCAGCCGTCAAAGACACGCCACCACCGGTCGAACCCGAAGACGAAGAGGAAGAGGAACTCGTGTAATTCGAATATTCCGTCTTCGAGGAAGCCGCGTCGCCAACCTCATACGATACGGACAACAAGCCGCCAGACAGTTTCACGATCTTCTTCAACACGACGGCAGTAACCGTCAGACCAGTGACATGATCGCAGCCCGCAACCCTATCGCCCACATCAAGCGACAAGCCGTCATGCACAGTCACATCGACAGCGCCAGCGCCCTGCAAATCCTGCAACTGCTTCTTCGTCTGCTTGTCCAACTCGTCCTTCTCGGCGGACGAATAATCATAGACTGCGGCGATTTCGTCACGACCACCGAACGTGCGCGTATTGGACACCTTGCCGGAACCATCCGCATAATAGTGGACGACCAGACGATTCCTCAAATCACCCTTGCCCAAGCCGATCATATGGTTGGTACGCCGGTAATCCTTCGTGATGGAAAAATCAACCAGATCGGAATCAACCGTATCATTATGGTCAACAATCGGCTTGGCATACATCCATACAGTGCCGTCAACCTCCTGAAACATGAGTTTCAGATCATTCGCCGCCAGCATCCTGCGGATGCCATCATACGCAGTGCAATACCGGTCGAACTGGAACGTTGGAATCGTTTTCGTGGAATCCGCGCGAACCTTGAACACGTCAGACAGGCCAATACGGGCCAACAGGTTCGACAACACCTGATTCACAGGGCCGGACACCTTCAGATAATCCTGCCCCGAATCCGGCTGCAACACCTTACCGGCCAACATGCCATGCCAACTCCGACCGGAATACGTTACGACGCTCACACCGTCCGACAGTTCGTCCTTCATATGATCGACGATGCCGCCGACCTCGGTCCCATCCACATAGACAAGACCACGGTCAGGCAACACGGTACCGTCATACAACGTCAGTTCGAAATCATTCTCACCAGACCCCCACGCGCAATCAAACACGCAATCCGAAACCGCATGGAACGGCACGCCATTCTCGTCAGCGCAAATCAAATCAACCAAGTCGGGTCCCCGTTCTCCTCGACAACCGTCAGATCAAAACCGAAACCGGAACCCAACTCAACCACGCTCGAACCAGCCGGAACAGGTTGGAAAACATACTGTCCACGATTCAAACCGGAACCGCGCACACCCCACGAAAACACGTTCCGCAGAGAACCATCCGCATCATGCAGCATGATCGACTTCCTCAACGAGTCAACCACCACGTAAGCGCCAGCCGGAACATCACCATTCAACCGGTACACGTTCCCGCCAATCGTCAACGACGGATTCGAAACAGCCCCATACACGACCAGACGAAACGGCATCGGAACACGCATACGATTAGACACCATGCATGACGAACGCGAAACAGCCAGATCATAACCCATGTCAGTCGGCAAATCCAAGCCAGACGCGTCGGACCCGGGCACAGGCTGATACGACACGGTAACGGCATCATGCCGCCACACACCATCCAACAAGACGAACGAAAGCGCACACACCGGATCGGGAGAACCCGGATGCGAGGAAGCCTCGGACTTCACCGCATAACACGATTGCGTCCAAACCTCCCCCGCACCATTCACAGCCTCCAACCGTCCCGGCTTGCCAACAGCCAGATCAGCGTCAACCGTCCGCATGAACGAGTCGAACGCAGCCACATCACCATAATGCACGTCAACGGAAATCTCCCGACGTTTCCTCGAAACACCAGTCAATCCACCGTTACGCACCGTATAATCCCATTCACGGCCACGCAACTCCAACGCGCCCTCGAAATCAACCGTCGCATAATCCGACACGTCGAACCGTTCACCGGTCAAACCACTCACATACGCAAGCTCACCTGCCACGACTGGCCTCCAATACATCACGGACGAAATCACGCTTGCTAGGCCAAGGACTGCTATTGCGACTGATCTCACCGCCGATACCGTCACGGAAGCCCGCAACCTCACGACGCAGATCGTTCACGGCGGACACCAGTTCGCGATCATCCCGTGAAGGAATGTTGACCGTGACGGACGTGGCCGAATCCAACATTCTCTGGACCCTGCCACCGGAAGCGTAGGCGTTACGGCTCATGTCACGCGCGGAACGCGCATACGACGTGCGAGCCTGAGACACCGCCCTGTCCAGATCGCCGGTCGCGTTCAACACGTTCAGGAAATTCGGGCCGACGGTACGGTCAAGCCTGCTCGCCGCAGCGGCACGAATAACATGCTCGCCGTTCGACAGCCACATGGGAATCGAATCGGACGTGCCAGTACCCGGGCCGCTGATACGGCCACCGGTAGCCGCTTTCCTGGTACCACCGTCGATATTTTGGGTGACGATATTCACGTAACGGGTGGCAATAACGGAGCCATTCAACGAGCTGATGTCCCTGAACACGCTTTGGGCATCGGAAGCATCGCCCAGCACACGACCCCACGGGCGGGAAATCGTCGTACCATCATATGCGTTCGTTTCCATGAACGCCGTACGCGCACCACTGTTGTCGCCCAGCACACGACCCCACAGGCTTGCTATGGTCACACCGTTGAACGCCTGAATGCCGGCGAACACGGCACGTGCCACACTGTTGTCGCCCAACACGCGACCCCAAGGCTGAGCCAGCGTCACGCCGTCATACGCTCTCGTATTGTCGAAAGCGTTCCGGGCGCTCGAATCATCGCCAATCACAAACGTGTGCGCGGTCGCAAGCATGGAACCGTTAAGCCCCTGATATTTCGCCAATTTCACACTGGCGTCATCATCGTTCGCATCAATATCGAACCTGACGCCCTTCGCGGCAGGAACCTTCCGCTTCTCAATATCCTGCATCTTGCCGCTCGCCTTATCCAAAGCGTCGATGAGAATCTGGATCTGAGCGTCGGTCAACCCACTGTCACGAAGCTTCTGCTTGACGGCATCCAACTTCGGGCCAGCCTCATCCTTGGCGAGAATATCGATCTCAGCCTTCGTCAGACCGAACCCCTTAGCCAAAGCCGTAGCATCCTTGATCTTATCCGAAGCGTTATCCTGAGCGTCAAGAAGAATGACCAAATCCTTCTCGCTCGCACCACCCATGAGCGCCTTCACGGCACCGGCCAACTGGTCGAAACTCGTTATATCACCCTTCTGGACGAGATCAAGAATGATTTCCTTCTGCCCCTTGGTCAACTCAAGCAGGTCGATATAATCCTGAACCTGAGCCTTCACCGAATCCATATTCGTCAGATCGAACTTCGTGGACACGTTATCGGGAATAAGACCCATCTGGTCGGCAAGCCCAGCAGCGGCCTCGGCTGACATGCCGCACTGTTCGGCCATCTGAATGATTTCCTGACGTGCGGAATAGACGGCGTTCTTGGCTTTCTGGTTCGCTTCGGCGCTGCCATTGCCCGCGTAGATGATGTTCTTCGCGGCCAGTAAAGCGCTGTTCGCGTAATCGGCCATCATCTTGCGGTTGGCCTGGGCGTTTTTGCTGTTGCCGTCCAACTCGTAATTGTTGGCTGCGAGGGATTCGGACAGCAGGTTGAGCTTGTCGGAGGCCAATGCCGAAACGTTGGCGACGCTATCGGCGCTGCCGATCCAATCGGACGCCACCTTCATGCCTTTTACCCATTCGGTGTGGGAGTCTTCAAGCACGCCGAGCAGACGTTCGGCGGCTTCGGCCTGCTGTTCGTTGGCGTTCACCATCTGTCCGTTCGCGCCCATGACCCACTGCTGGTCGTTCTTGATGTCCTCAAGCTTCTTATGCATCTTGTCATAGGCGTCGTTCGTTCCGGTCGCGGCGGAATTCAATTTTTTGACGCTGATGCCAAGAGCATCGGCCGCATCGGAGGCGTTCTTGAACGGGCTTATCGACTTCTGAATACCGCTAAGACCCTTCTCGATGGCGTTGCCACCAGGGAGCTTCCAACCGTAATCCTTGTCGGTCCAATTCTTCGAAACGGTCTTCATGGCTTTGGAAACAGCCGTGGAAGCGTTCTCCGCACCGCTTTGAACGTTCTTGAACGAGTCTGCGACAGTCCGGTTCACCGTCTGCGTGTGCGCGACGGCATCATTGTACGAGCTGATCGCACTGCCCGCCAGACTCAATGCCGTGGTCGCGCCGCCGATGGCGATGCCAACAGGCCCGCCAAGGAAATCGACCACGCCGCTCAAAGCGGTCTTCAGCAAACCAGTCTTACGGACGGCACCCTCAGCCGCCTCGCCGACACCCCGAACCAAACCAGCAGAACCAGCGCCAGCGGCAACGCCTGCGACGGAGGAACCGCCAGCCTGCGCACGATTCATGCGATTCAGCTTCGCAGTGGTCTCGTCGGCAGCGACACCCATCCGGCGAATTTCGGAAACCTCACCGGTCAGCACGCCAGCCGTCTGACCGGACTTCAAACGAGCCATAGCCCGAACCAGCTCGCTCATACTGATCGCAGTCTCCTGCGAGGTGATACCCAACTGGCTCAAAGTCTTCCGATACTGCAACGTGGACTCGATGTTCTGCAACATGCCACGCTTCAACGAATTGTAAGCGCTGATGCCAGCCTTTCCGAACGTCGCATACATGCCGACCATCGCCTGAACGGGCGCAGGCAGCTTGCCGAACGCCTGAGCCATGGCGGAAGCGCCATCGGCCAACACCTTGATCGTCGGAGCCGACGACTTCAACGTGTTCCCCAACGTTCCACCGAACGTGTCGGACAATTCGCCGCCCATCGACAGCAGACTGTCGAACATCGGAGCGGCGGAATCAACGGCACGGAACACCTTCTGGAATCCCTCGGACACGCCGTTGCTGAAGTCAGCGATACCATGCTTCGATTTGCCGACAAGACTGCTGATGGAACCAATGCCGGTGGATACCATGGAACCGGAGTCAACGAACACCTGCTTCGTCGTATCCCGCAGCTCATAAGCCGCGTCGCCAACCTCACGGAACGAATCATGGAACTTGCCCGAAGCGGTCTTCGCCCCGTCAGCCCACGCGGCCAACGTGGCTTGGAACTTCACGCCGTTCACGGCCCTGTCAGCACGGCTCAGAGCGTCGGAGAACTTCTCGATACCGTTCTCGCCCTCGGCCAACGTGCCGAACGTGCCCTTGAGGATACCACCGAGGGACTTGACGCTGGACATGAGATAGCCACCCTGCTCGATGGCCTTCTCCATGGCCTGAGTGACCTTGCCGGTACGCTCCGCCTCATCGACCCACTGCGCCATCAGCGTGGCGTTGCGGCTCACATAGTTGGCCATGCGCGGCAGATACGAGCTGGTGCTGTCGCCAAGCCTCACAACGGAAGCGGTGACAGCCTGGACGCCAGGGTCAAGCGCGTTCACGCCCTTGACCGTATTGCCGAGGATCGAATTGATACGGGACACGTATTCGCCTTGGGCGACTATCTTCGCGGCGTTCGCGGCTATCTTGCCTTCGGCGGAGGAAACCTTCTCCATACCGTCAACGAACCCGTTGCCGCCCAAAGCGTCCATCATGTCGATGACCGGCTGCTTGGCTTCCGTCCAGAACGAATCCGACAGTTTCTTCTGCAAGCCGCCCAACTTCGTAGTGGACACGTCGATATAATCCGCGTAATTCTTCACGGCGGAATATCCAGCGCCGAAAGCAGCGGTCACACCCAACAGTGCGCCCGGAGCGGCCAAAGCCGCCTTGCTCATCATCACCAGAGAAGCGCCGGCACTGCCAGCCGTGCGGGACAGGTTCAACGCGCCAGCGCCAACAGACGCGAACACCGCGCCCAGCAGACTCCACTTCGGCACGACCTCATCGAATTTGTCGAACACGTTAACGAGCTTCTGCCACTCGTTCTGCACGCCACGGACACCCGTAACGCCAACGGTCATGCCGCTCATGATCTTACCGAGATCAGTGCCCTTGAACTCCGCGAAAATATCAACCGTACGCGGTCTTGTGAAGTAAGCGAGATGGGCGCGTGCGGCGGCAGTCTCCAAGTCCACGTCCATGTTGAACGTGTCATTGGCCTTCTGGAAATCCTTGATACGCTCCTCGGCACGCTTCATATCCAAATCAAGATCAGCCTCAAGCTCGACCTTGCGATCTGGGTTGCGTCTCACCTCTTCGGCGACCTGCCGGGCACGCTCAATCAGATTCTCATTGTCAACGACGATATCCGCAGGAATACGAATACGCCCCTGCTGAAGCCTATGCAGACGCTCTTCAAGCGAATCAGCCGTGTCGGTCCAGAAATCAACACGAATCCTAAGCTCGTTCTCACGTTCGAGCTTCTTCGTCAACTCGCCTACCTGATGTGTGATGTTCGCATACCTGCGGTTGAACCGACTATCATCCAATACGAGTCTCGTCTTGATCGGATTGGATTCGATCTGCTTGCGGAGCCTGTTGACGGCGGCGAGCTGGTCGTTCAACTGCTTGTTGACTTCCGAATACCTGCCGTACTTGTTCACGCCGCGCAAGGCCTTCTGCAAGCCGGTCAATCGTTGTTCCTGCTCGTCAAGCAGACGGTTCGCCTCTTTCACGTCCTTGCCGTACGTGTTCATCACGTTGGAAGCGGTCTTCAGATTCCGCGCATACCGTGCCGTGCCCTCTAACAGGTTCCCCTGCCATTCGGCACCGTCACGCCACGAAGCGTTCAGCCGCTCCTGCTCCCTGCGCGCGGCACGTTCCGCATTGAACTGACGGTTCAAGTCCTTGCCGAAGAAGCTCACACCGGAAAGAACGTTCGTCTTGCCCATGTCGGAGGATTTGACGAAACCGCTACGGGCCACGCTATCGAACGTGTCACGCACGGACTTCGTATGCGAATCCAATTCGACAAGCTGCTTGTCCAAATCGTGAATCCACTTCGCCACACTATCGGACTTCAACCTGTCCTGCTGTTTGGCAAGCCTGTTCGTCTCGTTTGTGACCTCGCGCATGTTGCGTGCGGTGGCACGGTATTCGGCTCGAAGCTCACGAAGTCTGATGGTCTGCGCCTTCGCCTCATCGCGGCGTCCACCGCCACGAAGCGAATCACGGTACGAAGCGACCTTGGAAATCTCGGAACCCAACTCGTCGTAACGCTTCCGCAAAGCGTCCAACGTGCTCATGTTGCCAAGAATCTGCCTGTTCAGCTGGTTCCACTCGTCGCCACGCATCGAAACAAGCTCGTCACGGTCGGCGCGAATCCTGCGCATCCTCTCTTCGGACCGGTCAAGAAGAAGCATCTGCTCCTTCAACCGGCTCGTCTCCGTCTTCCCGAACGCGCCAAGATTCTCAGTGAACACGTCGCCGACGTTCTTCTGGACCTTACGCAACTGTTCGACACGGCCGATCGCCATATCAAGACCCTTGACGACACCACTGCCGTCGAAAACCGGTTTGACGGGCTTCTCATACCGTTTACGCAACCGTTCATCCTGCTTCGACAGTTCACGCAAGCCAGACATGTCAACGTCATACGAGACATTGACGCGAGCGTCACGCCCATTCCACTTCTCATACGTGCGCGAAGCGGCCATGTCATCCGGGTCAAACTCAACCGGAACCTTCAAATCACGAAGATCATGCAGCTTCGCCTTGAGTTCGGCGAAAAACCGATCGGTAAGAGGAACGACATCAATGCCGACCTCGCCAGCGGAAAAAGCAGGACGCTCCATACGCGCACACTCCTAAAAGAAACACCCACGAATCCAAGGGGAAGAAAGAGGAAAAAGACCCCTCGGAAACATGGGCAAAAACAAAAAACCGGCAGAATCAGCCGCCGAAGCAACCACGAACCCGAGCCATATAGTCAGCCAGACTCGTCACATGCGAACCATCCACACGATTGACATCACGAGACACGGCATCGACGCCGGGCGGGAGAATCGGCTCAAAGCCGACCTTCTTCCCACTCCAATGGGAAGCAGCCAGCGAACGCAACGAATCCAACGTGTTCTGCAATTGCAGCAACAGCATTTCGGACTGGCCGAAACCAAGCCACCCCAACTGCAATCGTTCGGAACTGCCGGAACCGCCAGCGGCACCATCATGCTCCAACAGCCACGCACGCCACTGCGAATCGGGGATGGCCTCCAGACCATCCAACAAGTCGCAAAGGAAATTCGGATCATACGCATGCATGTCAGCCGGAAGATTCAGCCGGTAGAAACGACGAAAATCGGAGACAACCCCTACTCGGCAGTCCGAGACTGCTTTTTCGAGGCGCTTGATTTTCCCAAACGCTCCACATAGAAGCGCGTGAGAGACGCGAACATGTTCAACAGGTCAAACAAGCTACGACCCTTCGTCCACTCCGCGTAAGCGTCAGCATTGACGGCAAGCCCCTTGTAGAAAGGGTCAGCGATCTCCACGTATTCGGCCATGGCAACGGCGACAGCATCATCAGACACGGTTTTCTTCGCCTTGCCGCCAAACACGCCACCGTCACGCATGACAAGCAGACGCTCGTTCAAACGACGTTCGACCACGGCGAACAATGCGGTCTGAGACGGCGAGAAAGATTCCGCCTGCACCATTTCCGGCAATCCGGCCATCACATCATCGTAACCGGCCAGACCATCCCAATCAGTCGGAAAAACATTCTCTTCAACATCGTTTTCAGCCATACAAAACTCCAATCTGCGAAAAAGCCAACACCCGTCTGCGGTAAAAAAGAAAATCCCCTGATGGGCGACAGGCAGGAGAAGAACACCCGTCAGGGGAAGAACCGGAAACCCTCAGACTCACGCGACCTTGGCGAAATCGTCAGGATCATAGAAAGCGATGCTGGAAGCCTTGCCGCTCTTGGTCCTCGGAAGAACAGTGGAAGTCATGATGTTGCCTTCCAGCTTGAACGTGTTGAAATCATCCTGAGCCAAGGACGGAAGCTCACTATAGGCGAGGCTCATGTTCGGAATCCAAATGCCGAACTTCTCGCCGGTGTTCGTGTCCTCGACGTAGATGAACAGCGCCTTCGGCTGCTCGACCTTATCCAAGGCGACTGCGGTGCCGCCACCGGTGATTTCGGCAGCGTCGAACATCAGTTTGAACATTTCCTTGTCGCCCTGAACGCTGGAAATCGTGACCTTGCCGGTGACGGAATCGTAAGTGGTGCGGAACTTGCTCTTGTTCCAAGTATCCTTGGTTGTCGCGTCGCCGCCGCTCGTCTCGAAAGACGGCAGGTCGGACACGCTCAAATGACCCATGTTCGTATACTTCTTGGTGGTCTCGCCAACGGTCGCCGCCTCCAAACTAAACAGTTTCAGACTCGGCAAAGCAGTATTGGCCTCGGCAAGAAAAGCGGCACCGCGAACACTGGTAAACACGGATTTATCATTGATAGCCATATGAATGGCCCTCCTTAACAAGAAAGCCCCATCCGCAAGCGGACAGGGCTTTAAAATCAGAATCTTTGAATTATTTGGAAAATCAGCGGACGGAACCCGCCTGCACCAGCTTCGTGCAGGAACGCACGACAGCGGTCTTCGTAGTCACCACATCGCCAATGGCGACCTGCTCGAACGCCGGATTGTCGGGAATCGCACCCACACGGCCAAAATCGGTAGGCTCGCCATAAGGCCAACGGGAAATCGTCTCATGCAGGAACGAACACAGGCTGGAACTAATGTCGGGATCACGGTTCACCACGGTCAGCGACAACGCGAACCGCCAAACCCACGCCTTCACGCTCCAATCCGGTTGGAACGGGGCCCCGCAATGCCAGATCACCACGTCATGGTCCAACGCATACGAATCCGTATCCGCGATGGCACGCGGTAACACCACGACGTTATCGAAACCTGCCTTACGGAAATCGACGCGCTTGAACAGCGTATCGACCAGCCCCTCGGCATCCAACGGGGCGCGCACGCTCAGATCAGCCATACTTGGCCTCGCTCATCACGTACATGCCCGGCAGATGACGTTGCACCCACACATTGAAATACCCGTATTCCAGATAGGATGCGATCTGCGAGCCGTCACGCCCGGTCACGCTCATGACCACGCTCGTATGCGAGCCGTGAGCATGAACACTGATGTCGATACGGTCGGCGACACTCGAATGCTTCGCCCGCATGTCGGCCAACGCCTTCGCGCGAGCCTGAACCTTCAAAGCGTGGGGGCGAGTGACCTTACCGCCGAACCTTTCCGCGACCCTCGCATTCAGATCAGGACGAAGCTTCACATACCCCATGTTTCAGCCCCCTTCGGCGGAACGGGCGGAACGATACGGTTATGGGCCAACTCGGCCGCGTACACGCGGCGAGCCGGAAACTCGTAATGCCTAGCCGTATCGGACGAATGAGGAAGAAAGACCGGCGAACCGTCAACCTCATAGCATGAGCCGTCGAACCAGAACCGTGAGTAGAAGTCCCCGTGCCATTCCGGTGCGAGAACCTTCACCTGATTCATCTCACGATTGCCGCCGAACTTCTGCGGAGTCGTATCCTGCGCCCAGTTCTCACTCATGACACTGTTCTTCTGGGTGCGTCCGACCACGCAACAGTAAACCTTGTGGACATCAGCCGTGTACAGGACGCCGCCACTGGTGATGGATGGCACGAAACCACTCGCACGAACCACATTGGAAACCGTGGCCGGGTCAAGAACCATACCATCCGCATCCAAATACTTCGGAACGGTCGTACTCCCATGGCACGTCACCCACGGGGCCATGCCCTCATAGACGATCACGTCACGATGAAGCAGATCGTCAGGAACCTGCTTACTGACTTCATCGTGCCCGTCGAACAGATGGCCGCCGCCTATCTCGTCGGCATCGACATCATCGAAGAGATGCCCTGTGTCAAGCATTTCGCCCTCCATCAAAGCCCCCAGATTCTGTTGACGCCGACGAACACCGTTCCTATCGGCCCGTTCCCATCCTCGTAACCGAGAAGCAGCTGCTTTTCGCGTTTGCTCACGTACAGGTTCGGGGAAGCGTCATAGGGTGGCGGATTGTCCTGCGGGTCACGGTTCTCATACGTGTAGGAGCCGTTCGTCTCCGACTTCAGATCGGTCCACCGCATCACGCGAATGACCATCTGGCAGACGACATAGGCGAACGTTTCCTCGTCCAGATAGCCGTTGTTCAGGCGCGGCTCCACGTTCGGACTGCATGTCAGAGCCATGTTCGCGGCGACACGGCACTTGTGGGCGATCCACTCGTTCGAGTACCGGTCGGCGAGACGTCTGTCATCGACCAACTCCAACTGCATGTACTTCTTCCAGTCGATGCCGTCAACGCTTGCCATGACGGCTCCTACAGGACGTTGGCCTTGAACGTGCTGACGGCATCCTGCAATACGGGCAGCGCGGAGCCGTTGACCCAGATATCGTAGTTGGCCGGAGCCTGATGGGAGAGCATGGCGGCGACAAGACCGTCGTTGACGCTCTTGCTGATCTCATACTCGGAGTTCTGGGCTTCGGCGGTCGGGCCGGAAGCGGTGAAGCCAAGGGTCGGGTCGTTGAACGAGGGAAGCATGACGAACGTCGCATCGGGAATGAGCGTGGTGGTGTCCACGTCCATCTTGAAGCCGCCGTCCAGTTCAAGGTTCTCGTATTCGAGGTCGAGCATACGCACGTCGTTCAGCTGAAGCTGGCTGGCGAGAACGCCCAGCACATCGTCGCGGGACAGTCGCGGCTTGGAATGAGCCAAGTCCATGCCGGACACTTCCTGACGGAACTGTTCATTGACGCGCAATGCGTCGATGACCTTCGACGTGGTGAACGCGGCGTGCGGTGTACGGCCCTTGTTCTTGTGCATGACCTCAATCCAACCCTGAACGTCGGCAATCGGGTCGGAAGTAGCCTGGGACCAGAGAGTGGTCGGAGTCTGATTATGCTGCTTGGCCGGACGGCCGAACGAGTAGACAACGTTCGCGCCGTTCTCGTTGATGGTGATCTTGCCATCCATCATCGCGGAGATGGACTCAAGTTCAAGGGTCACGGCGGCGGTCTGGCCCAGATGCGTGGTCTTGGCTTCGGCCTTGTCGTGGATGAACTGCTTGTCGTTCGCGTGCTTGGCCATATCACGTTCGGGGATGTGGTCCATGCCGGACAGGGGCAGAAGGCCCGTATGCTGTTCGGCGGACTGTTCGACCATCGAAGTGTGGCCGATCTCGGCGTCCAGCGCACGACGCTGCATGGCGTTCGTGGAGAGCGTCGGCAGATTCGGCGTCCAAGAGACGGTCCATTCGCCGTCATTGGACTGGATGGGGAACATGGTGGAGAACGGGAGAATGCCGTTCACGTAATCGAAGCCCGCCTGCGCAACCTCGGTGGCTTCGCTCGGCGGGAAGATTTCCTTGTCCACTGCCATTGGATATTTCCTTTCAGATATGAGAAAACCCGCCACGAGGGGCGGGTTTCAAAGAATCGGTTTAGACGGGGTGTCAGGCGATGGTGATGGTGTTCGACTTGTTGTCGGTGCCGACCCAAGTGCCACCGGTGATGGCACCAGAGGTGTTCTTGGTCAAGGTGATGGACTTCACGCCCACACCAGCGGAACCGGCAGCGCCAGCCGAACCGGACAATGCGGTGACAGCATCATCCTCGACATCGTAGAAGCAGCCGCCCCACTTGGCCTCGTCGGCGGGAACGACCGGCAGCTTGCTCTTGATAATGTCGCCACGGTAGCGAAGGCCCACATAGGTGTCATCGACCTGCCAGCCGGAATAGGTGACGTTCACGGCGACGGCGGACTCCAACAGGCCGGCGATGGCGGTCTGACGGCCATCGGTAGCCTTCGGGTCATACGGGCCGTAAGCGCCCTTGTTGGTGCCGCTCGTGATCTTGGCGAGCGGAATACCGGAACGGATGTAGATGGTCGTGGCTGTCGGGCTGACCCCGGTCAGGTACTTGTTGCGCAGAGTCTCGTCATCGACGTTGAACAGTTCGGGGACGATGGTCACGGAGACCACGCCGCCCGTCTGCTCGCCGAAACGCCACTCATTGTTTTCCTCAACGGTGGTCAGGCCGGTGCCATGCACCATTTCAATAGGAAGCGCCATGAGTATGGCTCCTTTCATTTGGTTTGCTTGTTATGGTTGCGGCGGCGGGCGTTCTGACGGTCCATCGCACGCTTGTAGGCGTCGCCGCGCTTTGGTTTCGGATTGAACTCGCCTTCGGGGTTCTCGGCCTTTCGGCCCACGCTGCGAAGAGCCTCGGCTTCCGGCACCTGAACACGACCGTTCGGCTGAACGCCCAACGGCGAACCGGGTTGGATGGGGTTGAGCTCCGCATAGGACTTGGCGAAGTCCGCGATATCCTCCGGCGTGCCATCACCCTTGTACAGGGCTTCAAACACCTTGTCAGTGACCTGCGGATACGTGCTCTTCGCAATCAGACGCGCGTTGTCGGCACGCACCTGGGCAAGCTCGGCCTGAACCTGCTGCACCTGCTTGAGGTTCGCTTCGGCCTGCTTCTCGTTCTTACGGCTCATCGCCTTCCACTTGGCGAGCTCGTTGTCACCGGGGTTTTCCTCAGGCTTGACGTTTTCATTGTTTTCCTGAATGTCGGCGGTCGTTTCTGCCGCGCCCGTTTCAGGCTGAGACTGCTGAACCGTTTCGGTTTCGGCAGTGTTCTGTTCTTCCTTGGTAGGCATCCGCCCGCCCCTTTCATTCACGCGGCCAAACCGAGGGTCGACCGCAGGTATTGGAGCCACGCCCTCTGATAGGACATGGCTTGTCTTAAATGCACCGAAGGCCGGAAGCTGTACTTTCGACCCTCGAATGGAAAATCGTCTTCCTCGCCCGTATCCAGCACTTTCTGATAATGCTGTTGAAACTCCATAGCCCTCGCATACATGCGCTGCAACGCGGTGCGCGTCATCTTCAGGTCGGGGATATGCCATTCCGGCGCGGGAGTGCCGTCATCGTATTCACGCCGCCACTGGGACTGCGTGAGAATCGGCCCGATCTCGCTATGCGATTCCATGATGACGCGCACGCTTTTCAGGTCGGCGGCTGACGTGCTGCCAGCCTTCCTGTAGATGGCGTCCAAATCCTCCCGGTTGAGTTTCAGACCGGGGTCATTGTTCGCGGTGATCGGGGCGACGGTGCATTTGCAGTTGTTGTGCATGGGCAGAAGGTCGGCCGTGGAAAACACGTTCGTGGCCGCGACGGCGCACAGGCCGCACGTGCCGGTCTTGGAAAGCTCGGGGTGTATGACCCTACGGTATTTTCTGACGCCGGAACCGTGGAATCGTTGCGTGGCCGCACTGTTCATGGCTATCTGACCATCGGTGTTCGCATTGTCCGTCAACCGTTTCACGGCGGCGTCAAGCCAATCATCGACGGCCTTCTGCACGTAATCGTCCAGATTGTCCCATGCCAGCGGGCGTATCGACGGGTCCCTTACGGCCATGCTCCGATAGGCGTCGGCAGGACGCACGCTCACCGCCCAAGGGTCGGTGTTGTCCCTTGTGACGATGTATTCGGGAATCTGACCATCCGAAGGCATGTTCACCATGCCGAGCATCACGTCCGCATAGGAGACGCCCAGATGCCGCATGGCTTTGATGAACGCGATCTGATTCTGTGTTATCCACGCGGACACGCCCTGTGTTATCGCGTCGTTCCACCAGTCGGCGGGGTCGAGCGACTTCCACATGTTCCACGCACGCTGCACGTAGGCGTCGACCAGCGCCTGACGCTGCCGTTCCATGACGGTCAGCGCCTGTGTCATGTCGGCCATCACGTCACCTCATTGGTGGAGTCCAACGTCTCGTCGCCCAGAACGTCGTTCAGGTCAGGGATGGTCGATGTCGAATCCAACGTGTCCTGCAAGATGGGAGCCGACTGCTGTGAGGTCTTGCCTTCGACCAGAGTGTTCTCCTGACTCAGGGCGGTGGCGAAAGCCGTGTCCTGCAAGTCCTGCATGGCTTCGGCTATATCCATCTCGCTCATGTTCAGAAACCGTCGCATGATGGTTTTGACCGGCAGCAGTCCCTTCACATAGTTGGCGGCTTGCGCCTGCTCCAAATCGGTGGGAGTTTCGACCGGCTGCCACATCGTCTCGAAACGTTCATCGGCGGCGGACTGCTGGCCGCTTGCGACCAACGCCATGCGAAGCAGCAGCACGAACGCATCATTGGCACGCTCGTTCATGTCCTGCACCTTGAGCCTCAACATGCGGGTGGTGAGCTTCGCTCCCGCCGCGCTGCCGGAAACGTCAGGGCTGAGAATCGACAACGGGGTGCCGGACGCGCCGGCCAACTGTTTGATGTCCGTGTTCGCGGCGGAGACAATCGGCGTGATGTCCGTCACGGAGCTTTCGCCCATCTTCGCGTCCTTCGGCATCAGCCACAAGGCGGCGGGGCCAAGCTCGAACAAGGACGAGTAGTCGATCTTTTCGCCGGCACGCGCACGGTTGGCCTTCACGGCCGGGTCCTGCTTCGTGTAATACTCGGGAAGGTCGCCGGACACCCAACGCTGTTTGAACGCCTGCATCTCCTGAATGCAGAAACGTTGGAAACGCTGCTGGTCGATGGCGCTCAACGTCGGAAGATGAGGCTCGAACTGGCCTCGACCGGTCGCGGTCTTCAACTGGACGATGGGCAGGCAACCGCAGTCACGGGCGAAATCAAGACCATCGGAACTGGCCGCGCCCACCCATTCGAACAAGGCGGGCAACGACGGTTTCTTCTTGGAATCATCGTTCGCCAGCTCATACACGGCATCCTCATAGTCGGGACTGTCGGTCGGCAGCGTCCGCGACTCCACCTCACGTCTGGCGACACGACCATACACGTCGGTCACATTGCCCTTATCGTCACGGACCAGACGGTACAAGGCGATGTTCTCGGTGCCTTCATCCGCGTCATACGAGTAGACGATGGCCGCGCTCTTATCGTCGGAAACGACGGTATCCCAAGGGCTGAGCCTCGAAATGTAGGCCGGGTTAGGCGTCGACCACGCCTGCGCATAGGCGGCACCGTAAATCGATGCGTCACGCAGCATGTTCAACGATTTCAGGTTCATGCCCGACTTCTGCCACATGTCGTCTGCGGCGGTGGAACGTATCGCCTTGTCCGACACCAGACGGAAGCCGGTGGGCTTCTCCGAGGTGATGACCGCGTTCGCTATCGTGCTCGCCAAGTTCATCGGGCAGATGTCCACGAACCTGCGGTAGATGTCCGAACTGGTCACATCCATGTTGCGGGGGACCGCCTTCGTGGGTACGGTCTCCTTGCCGTCGTAGAACGTTTTCAACCGGCACAGCATGGGGATACGGTTCACCAGCCGGTTCGCCAACCGGGTAAGCACCACGCCATCGCCTCCCGGTTCGACATCATCGGGAACCAACGACTCCAACTGCACGGCCATATCTCACCGTCCTTCTAATAAGTCACTCGGGTAACGTGGGTGCGCACCCTCGGCGCACGGGAACTGGCCTGTTCCAGATAACGGGTACGCGCCGTATATGCGAGGACGCCTGCGATGCAGGCGTCTATCTTCAACGGACTGTTCGGCGTCTCCTTGTACACGAGGTACTGAGTGGAGCCATCGGCGTTCGTCCTGCGCAGGTTCTTCCTTCGCGCGTTTCTGAAATGCGCGAGAAGCCTCGGGTCGGCCAACAGTGCGACATCACCGATGACGGGATTGTCCTCGTCATCGCACGCCGTCCATTCACGGCAGAACGCGGTATGCATGTCCACATACGCCTGCTTCATGTCCGACTCCCAATTGTTCGTGTGGAACATGATCGGGTCGCCGTTGTTGCGCTGGCCCACAAGGTCGAGATACGAGTAGTCGGTTTCCCAGCCGATAATGAGGTCACGCCAGCCGTGGACATCCGCGAAGAAGCCGACAACGTTGTAGTTGTCCAGCATCCAGCGAACCTTGCGGTCGAACGCCTCCACATCGACCTGCCAGTCAGCGGCCTCGGGGCCTTCGGGCTTCTGTTCCAGTTTGATAAGGAACAACAGGCCGTCCCTGACACGGCAGCCGACCAAGGCGGTCGCATCATCGGAAAGCGAACCGTCGAAGCCAAGCGTTATCTCGTCCTCGTCCGAAATAATGTCCTTCCAAGGCGCTGCCTCGTCCAAGTCGGTGCCCTCGGGAACGCCCGCATACAATGCGATGCCCGCGAGATGGCTTTTCAACAGGGATTCGGACAGCCAAGCGTCGGAAACGCTCGTGAGACTGTTCAGGTAGTAGCGAATCGAATCGCCCACATCGGAAGCCGGGTCGAAGATATCCGCGATAGGGCCGCGAATATCAACCCAGCCGTCCTTCGACGGGCCCGGCTCCACGCCGGGGGAGCGAAGCGAATACCCGTCATCGCTCACACCCTCGTCGTTGACCGGCACGATGCTGCCGTCAGCGAGAATGATATGGTCCTTGCCGTCCCTTGACTTCGCGGCGGAACCATACGCCTCATACAGGCCATGCTTCAGTTTGCCCGCATCACCCAGGTCCTCGATGTTCAAAGGCGAATACCTGTGGTCGAACAGCAGCTTCGGGTCCTTGATGCGACCCTCTCGAATATCCTGAGCGTGCTTGTAGGTCTCCTCGGCGATACTGTTCTCGCCGGGACGGTACATGGTCGTGGTTTCCAACACCCACGGTTCGGCGTCGCCCATACGCTTCGAAAGATTACGTTTCAGCGTATGATACGTGGCCTTCAACCGGGGAACGTTGTACAAGTGGGATTCGTCGGCGATGATGAACGTCTGCTTGCCACCGTCATGCGTGGAAGAACCGGTGGCACCGGGCTTGATCGAACCACCCTCCGGCAGCAGGATACGGGTTTCACCGACATCAAGACCATAACCGCGCAACTGGCTCAAAGGCCCGTTCTCGCAGTTGTACTTCATCACCTGATAAACGTTATCCGTCTGTTCTTCGGCGGTGGCGATGCACACCACGTTCGGACCCTGCACGGGACGGCCCATAGGCTCGCCCGGCAGATACTCGTAAGTCTGCCCGAGGAACGTGTAGGTTTCCCCGCCCTTCGCCCAACCGGCGAAACGGCATGGGCCCAGAGCCTCGAACAAACCCAGACGGCCACCCTTGCCGGACTTGTCACAACCCTTGGGGCGACTCAGGAACACATGGTTGAAACGACGCTGCCCATACTTGTCGAGCGCGTAACAGTCCACGTAGAACCGCGCATACTCAGGACTCTCATACACGGGCATGTCATACGCGGGCTCCGAACCCACGACGCAGAACGACTGTATCCACCACAAGGCAAGCCAGCCAAGCGAACGCTCCCTATCCTCGGCGGTCAGATTAGGGATAACGTCATGCATCAGCCCACCGCCCGACGCTGCCTACGTGCTTCCTCCATGCTGATGACGTTCGAGGAACCCGAATACGAGGACGCCTTCAAATCATTCGCCTGAGGCGCGTCGAACTTCAAATCGTTACGCGCCTTCGGAGTGACGCCGATCATGGCTTCACGCTGGCGAATCTCAGCCGCCAGAATCGCACGCCCCTTACGGGAACGTTTGAAATCATCCTTGAGCAGCGCCGTATCCAACACGAAATCCCAGTCAGGGCCGACGCCCATACGCTGAGCCAACGGGCTACGACGCAAATCCTCATACCAGCGGCGAGTGACCGGCAACCATTCATCGCCCGTATCCGGGCGAACATCAGGCAGTTCCGGCCCAACCGGCTCCTCGGGACTGCTCAGCAAAGGCATCGCGGCTATCTTGGACGCCCTACGCCCGTTTCCTGCCATGATTCACGCTCCGTTTCCGCCCATTCCGGGCTGTCCGACGCACGGGCTTTTCGCCCCTGCACCGGTCGTGAACGAGAATGCGGTTCTCCAAAGTCGCTGAATGCGACTTCTCCAAAGGAACCTTCCACTCAAAAGCCGCGCCGTCAGGCCCGGCACTATCTACATCGACCAGTCCGCCGCACTTCTGGCAACGGCCGGCACACTTCTCAATCACCTGCGAACGGGTGAAAGACTCGACAACCATCCGAGGCCGTTCAGCCGGTTCCACCGTCCGCTCATGCAACACGGTTTCAGGACGCGACGGCAGCTCGGGATGCAGTTGACGTTTACGGAAATACCTCAAACGGCACTTGTCCGAACAGAACAAGCGAGAGGAACGCTCAGGGTCGAACCATTTGAAGCACACCGGACACATGCGGGTGCGCAGTCTCCTCAACGGAGTGCCGGAATAGTAGTTCCGGTTGTAATGCTCCCTGCACAACCCTTTGGCGCACACCGGGTTAAGACACCCGAACACAGCGCAACGCTCTATCGAAAAGCCGGCCTCGAATACCATTCGGCCTCCTCGCGGCTCCTACGCTTTTCCACCCGAGCCTCACCACTCTCACGAGCGGTTTTCTGCTTATGGTGATATGGGCACAACGCCCACAGGTTCGACGGGGAATCATCATCAGGCTCACCGTTCTTCGCGCGAACCTTATGATCGACCTCATTGGCAGGATAGCCGCAAATATGCTTTGCCCCCGTATGCCAGTCGGTCACAATCCACTGGCATCGATAGCGGTCCCGCTCCAATATCTGCTTGCGGGTCCGCTCCCATCCGGGATTGAACCGTGCATCACGGTTGGAAGATGACCAAGCCATGATGACTCCTTATGTATATAAGGGGACGGAACCGGTGGGAGCGTGGCGAGCGAGCATTCCAACGGGGTTAATCCACATACAGGGGAGTTGGTCCACGGGCCACCGGTTCCTAGAGGCAATCCCGAGAATCGAACTCGAACCTGCGCCTTACGAGAGCGCCGCTCTTCCAATGAGCTAGAATGCCATGCCTCCCACTAGGGGAGCGCTGTTCAGTTATCGCCGCACGGCATGGCATGAAGCCGCCGCCGACATCCGACGATGACCCAAGAAGCCGTCACCGCCTATAAATCGCCTCTTCTTGCAGGCGTTGTGGTGCCGGGGAGAATCGAACTCCCATCGCCAAAAGCAGCGGTGTTACAGACCGCGCGCACTCCACGTGCTCGACACCGTGGAAGCCATCCCAGACTCCCGCCCCCCGGTGAGGAAGGGGCACTCCTCAGCCGACGTCAACCCACGCGAAGCGGGGAATCAGCACAATGCCGTGCGGAGATTCTGCACGACGCCGGTTCACGGGCGGTCAAACCCCAACCGACAGTCACGACCTTGACCGGCCTTACTGACCATCCTGCGGATGATGCAAGATTTGCACTTGCGAACCTTTTACGGTTTACGGCCTAGCAAGCCGCCGCATTCGTCTACTCTGCCAATCATCCCCGGCCACGCCCCGGTCCAAGAAAACAACACCCATGCAAAAACGGAACTCCGAAGAACTCAACCTGTATGAATCCTCGTAAATTGTTTTTTGACGGTTTGGTTTTCAAAAAGGGCGTGGCCTAGTCGTGAGAGAGGGAATCGAACCCACAACGCACCGGGTTTGAGCCGGCGTCCTCTACCAATTGAGATATCTCACGCAGATACAAGAAAACCCCGCGACTGCGGGGGCCTCGCCTTGTCAGGAATCTGAGCTTCGCTCCATTCCCCGACAATCCATCTACACGACAGTTTACTCACAACAAGCGTTGCAGCAAGCGTTGCAAGAGTATTTCCCACACCAATGAAACGCTAATTCAAAAAATGGCCCAACAGATCATTCACGAGCAAAACCATTGTCCGTGCGGCCCCCACGTCTTACCAGGGTGGGGCTCTCCCACCCCCATGTGTGCGCGTGCGCGTATGCGTGCGTACATGCGTGCGTGTGGGCGTGCGTGTGGGCGTGTGTGTGCGCGTATCCGCGCGTGTACGCGCGTAGGCGTGTGCGTATGGGCGCGTGCGCATACATGCGTGGTTATGGGACTGTGAGCGGCGGCGGCATGAGGTTGAGTGATGTTGGCTCATGTTTGGTGATTGTTGCATGGTGCAACTATATGGGTATGGGAGTAGTGGCGTGGGCTCTGTGGTTTGACGGTTTTTGTGGTGGTTATGGTGGTTTCGACACGCCGAGGAATGCTAGTGGCTGCAATGGTTTTAGTGGTGGTTTGCGATACCGACTTGCACTCCGTATGGGGTGCATGTATAGTGATAGCTATCAACCACGGAACGACAAGAAAGGAACCACGAGATGAACACCACGGAGATTAAAGCCAAGGCCTTTAGAGCGGCGGTAGACCTGGCCACGGTATGTAAGCCCTGCACCTATGACAACGTGCTTGACCTCACGGCCATGTCCCTCGGTATCGAGATGGACGACAACGAGGAATACCCCGCCGAGCTATACCGCAAGTTTGACAACGTGTGGAATGACCTCAACAAGTAATCAGCGCGGCCATAGTGGCTAACGCTAGGGTGCAAGTCCCTAGTCGCGCACTTAGTCCCCTCTATCCAAAACTCATAGTGAGCGGCGGGTAATCAGGCGGACATGCTCATTGATAACTAAAAAGTGTTGCCGAAAGTCGGTTGTAATCTGCGTAGTGAGAGTACGTCAAACAAGGTTGCATAAATGAGTTGCGTCTACCGGCGTCTAGCCTACCGGGCTAGTGAGGATAAGAGAGCGGGTATCCGGCATGGAATTGTCCCCGCTATGGACGTTGCCACTTATGGTGGCAGACATGGAGATATCTCGATATCTTCTTGCGACGGCTAAACCGAGCGTCTGGAATTGTATAATTGGGCCCACCGATCATAAGTGAGGTGGGTTATGAGTCTAAGGGAGCTAAGGCAGAAGCGAGGATATACCCAACGTCAACTAGCCGATAAAATCGACGGAGTTGGCTATGGGCGTATCGCTGATTACGAGAATGGGCGGCGTCCGATTGAGGGCATGTCACTTGGCGTTGCGCTGAAAATTTGTGACGCTTTGCGCGTGAGTAATCCTCGCAAACTGTTAGAGGCTGATAAGCCAAAAGAAAACACTAACGATTAGTTGTTAGGTGTGTGCCCTAATCAATTCTTCGCCTGACTGTGGGCCTTGTACACAGTCGGCCTAGCTCACTGGGTTTATCCCATAGTCTAGGCACTCATAGCGTGTCCCAAGGTGGACGGGATACGCTGGAACCTGTTATATCGAAAGGTGGTGAGCCGTGCCGGTTGGCGATATCGTCGTTGACCCGCGTATCCAGACTCGACATCCCGACGTGTCCGCTGATTCGGTGCGCGTGGCATGGTCGAACGTCGTGCGGTTTATGGCGCGTGAGGATACCGACCCGTTGCGTTATGTGGCGGTTGGATACGACGAGTACGGGCGTTTGCTGGAAATGGTGGCGGTACTAGATGAGTCGGATCGTTGGCATGTGTTCCATGCCATGCGTGCGACGCCGAAGGTGCTGCGGGAACTGAAACTTTTGTAAAGGAGGAAGTGTCATGTCTTTTGTTGCGAAGGGTGGCCGTGTGGTCACTGATGACATGTTGGACAAGTGGGCCGACGATGCGGATAACGGCGAGTTCGGCGGAAGGCCGGGTGCGGTGTATTCCGGGCCTGTCGTTCCTGTCGCTCAGGCGGATGCTGTCAGTCGGACGTTTTCGTTAAGCGCTGACATGTCGGCCATGTTGGATGCCGTCGCTAAACGTCGTGGCGTGTCCGCTGATGACATCATGCGGCACGCGCTGGTGCGTGAGTTCGCGTCAGTGTGAGCTGTTCGGCGTGCTGGTTTTCCGACACGCCGATTTGTTTAAACCAAAATGATACGTTATGCTATCAATTATCAAGCCCAATCGGGCAAGACAAAAGCAAGTTTGAGAACTTAACAGTGTTTCCCTACATGCAAATGATACATTTTGCTGTCATAATTGGTTTACCTACTACTAGAGAAAGCGGGTAAGCCTATGGGACTTAAGGAACTGCGCAAACAAGCCGACTTAACACAAGTTGAGCTAGCCAAGCGCACTGGAATAGCGCGAACAATCATCAGCAGTTATGAGACCGGGCGGCGAGACGTTCGGAACATGACTCTTGAAAACGCTTTGAAGATATCCAGTGCACTCAACTGCCAACCGAGCGACCTGATGCGTTAAAAGAATGCGGCTAAGTAGCGCCAACTACCTAGCCGCGTGCCTTAAGTTGAAAGTTCTCTAACCAATCAATCAAATCGAGGCTGTGCTATCTTAGCACGCCTCACATGGAAGTGAGGAACCATGCGTAAAATTCTGGCGGCTTCAGCCGCGTTAATCACACTTTTCACCCTGTCCGCTTGCGGTAGTGATACCGCGAACATCCCGCAATGTGAGAACGAAGACGGCTCGGGTCAAGCTGGACTCTGCTACTGGGATAGTGCTCGAATGGGCAACGGACGCGGTACCGGCCTGTACATCTACCAAGACGGCGTGCTAATCGGCGAACGCTACTAACTTTCAATCAGATTCATTCAGTCGCGCGGCTGTCTCCGCGCTTCATCAATTCAAGGGAGATTCACAATGTGTGTGGAACTTGTTTTCAGGATTAACGTTGACTGGCATAGGTCACGCATGTGGGGGAGTAACCCGCGTGCCGAAGTCTGGGCCAACCTCGCCGGCATTCGCGGCGACTACACTAACGGTACCGTGTCAGGCTGTGGATACGACAAGGAGAGTGCGGCAGTTGATTTAGCGTTGAAAGATAACCCGCTTATGCAGACACTCATGATGTGGCCGAAACTGAACGTGAACACCGGTTATAGTGGTCAGGTCACGCGCGTGGTCAACAAACTTGATTACGGGTATGAGCTGTGCTTTGGCGGCATGGGCATGAGTGAGTTCCTGGACTTCATGCGCGGCAATGGGTTCGCCGTTGAGGAGATGCACGGCGATATGTTCGACGGGTACACGTTCCGGCGTGACATGCCCGAATCTTTCGTTAAGACAGTTTGACTGCGATAGCGCGGCGCATTAATCCGCGCTTCCCGCCCATTCGGGCAATTTCAATCAATCAAACCTATAGATCCTATATCACACTAATGGAGGTGTGCCATGCCTGAAGAAATACTGAATCCAAGCGACTTCCACGTTGGCTGGTCGGCCCAATCGTTGGCCGGCGACATCTACGTTATCGTCAAAGCCACTGACAAGACGGTGACGTTCGATAAATACGATACCGTCTGGCTTACCGTTCGGCGTGTCCGGCGTAAGCGTTTCGAGTGGATTGAAGGAGGCTACTTCAAGGACGGTGCATTCACGTTCTGGCCGAGTAATTTTTTCCCGCCTGAGAACGTCTGCAGCCGCAACGATTTCATCCAATCGCATGAGTTTAAGGCGGTGGCATGATGGCACGCTACTTCTACGCTTTCCGCTGGGCTTATGGTATCGGCGCGACATGGGATGACGGGTCATGGCCGGGTGAGCTCTACGTGTTCGAATCGAGGGCTGAGCGTGACGCTTGGGTTGCCGACGACGTGTTTGATGGCAACTGGCATTGTGAGGCCATCACGTCGAAAGAGGCGCGTCATATCATGGCGGACACTGTTATCGGTTGCGACAATGAGATGATCGCACGGTTCGACGGCAGTCGGTCGGCTGTCGAACGGTACGCGCCCACCGTCGAACTGGTCAGGGCATGGCGGCGTATCGACATGCAACTTAACCCAGTTGCGTATATGGGTGAGTGATCGACCATGATTGACCATTACCGTTGCAAGTCGTTTCCCGTGGCTGTTGCCACTCAATCGCATTATGAGGCCAAAGGTTATCCCGTGGAGCTAGTCCCGTGGGGTAGGGGCTACATGGTGCGAGTCCATCGTTAATAAATCGTTGTGGGGCATGGCGTTGTGGCCGTGCCCCTCTTGTTTAAGGGAGATTCAAAATGTCCATTACCGTTAAAGATGTTGCCGACATGGTGGAACGTGTTGACGAAAAACTATCGCCATTGACGCGCTATGACGGTTTCCAACCCTATGAGGGCATCTATCGCCTTGGCGACTGGGGATATGTGACGGAAACCGAATATAACAAGGCTTTCGAGCATGAAGATGGTTGGGCGCAAGACGCTTACATTTTGGACGGTAACGGTGTGAGCCATACCCGCATTAGTCAGCTAATTAACGAAGACGATACCGGTAAGGCAATTTCCGATTACATCAATGAGCGTTTCAACAATGACCAAATGGACGACGTTTTCTACACCGAAGCCACCGAAGAGGGTGAATGCTGAGAGTCTTCTAGCCGCCTACTCATTCCAGAAAATCAATCAAAATCGAATCTTTACAAGTGAGGTAAACCAAAATGAAGAAGCTGACCAATGACCCGTCGCGTAACGTGAATGCCGTGAGCGGCATGTGGGTGCGGTTGCGCAAGGATGGCTCGAAATATGATGTTCGGTATGTGAACGCTCGGGTTAGACGAGTCTGGTCACTTTCCCAGACTTCGCAGGGCACGGCGTGGAATGTTCAGGCCAAGGGAGTCCAGTATGAGGACTTTTTGAATGGCATGAGGTCAAGCTCCGTTGACCTTGAGCATGGTTGGATGCTCATACCCGATTCCGAGCGTATGAAGACAGTGCCGGTGCCGGTACCTACCGGAATGGACGCTAAAACAGTTGGCGGCATTGTCGCGCACCCATCGATCGATGCAAACTGGAAGTGTGAGGAGGAACGCTTCACGAGCAATGTTCAGTGGCCGGTGCCTATGCCAGAGGACGCGATATTGGAAGACGAGTTCATGGATGATGAACCCGCGCCGGATACACAGGAGATTCCCGAAGTGCCGCCGAAGGTGAACAGTTTCGCCGTCTCCTATTGTACGATGCCTGACCTGATGATGGCTAAGGAATGCCCCGAATTGCAAGGTTTGGGCCCTATCCGTCACTTCCGTACCAGCAAGGGCCGCAAGGTGGCCTACGTTGCTTCGGCCAATGGCAGGTGCGTTGTCGCCTACCGTGCCCGTTATGAGCGTGGCAGTGACAGGCAGTTGGAAAAGGCGGTGGCCGATTACGTGGCTACCGTCCGCGACAAGTGGGTTAAGGCGGCGTGACATGAGCGAGATTCGGAAGAAAGCCGTACGCCTGTTGTTGCAGGCGGCTTACGAGATGGCCGCCGATAACGCGGATAGCGTGGCGGATATCTTCGACTGCCAGCATGGTTTTATCGATGATTTACGCCGTCGTGCCATGCTGAAGCTGGACAAGCCATACACCGCGCCGGACTTCGATACTGCGGAACAGCAGATAGCCGAAACCGGTTTGTCGTTGGACATGCTCGACAAGAGGGCGCGTGAGGCGTTCTCACAGAAGTATTCCACCACGTATGACCGGTATGAGTGCGCTATCGGCTGGTGCATCGACGACATGCTGGGGTGGGAATGATGGAAGTCAAGATACCCACTAGCAAGATTCGTGAGGTTCTGGAGTCCTCTGGCTATGCGTATACGCCGGATAATATCGCGGCGGTACGCGCAAACATTCCACTCCACACGTCTGACCTGATTCTGGCGGCATTGAACGCCACCGATTTACCCGACAAGCGGTTTGCTTTGCCGCTGTTCTAAGTTCTTGCCGCCTGGCGTTTTCCTCACTTCCGCTGGACGGCAACCCATTTTTTCAAGGAGACCAAACATGTTGAAAAAACTTGAACTCGCCCAACTACTGCAACAGCGTATCGCCCCTGACGATGATATCTCGTACATGACGAATAATCTCGGCATGGCCGTTGATGTAGCCCATCGCGGCGGGACTTTGCTGGACATGGACACGATGGTGGAATTGGCGCGTGTTCTACGATTCCAGGTCAGTTACGAACTGTACTCGTATCTAAATGGCCGTTACGAGTCGGATCTGATGGGGCTGTGCGAGGACTATAAGGAGGCTCGCAAAATATTAGGCCCTATGATAATGGACTATTTGAACGGCGTGAAATAGTTCGCTTAACCATAGTTTCTATCATTTAGAACCGCACTATGGGCTTTCTATGGTGCGGTTTTCACATAAATCAGCATTTAGACGGGACTTTAGAGCTGTCTATTGTCCCGTTAATCGTTTTACCGGACAATAACAAGGGAGTTTCCATCATGGATGAAGAAACCGAAGTCTACACGATTTACCAGCGCGTGACGCAGATCGAGAAGCGTCACGTCACCGCGCCGAAAGGCTTGACGTTCAACCAGTTGAGCGACTGGGTTGACGAAAACGGCGTTGGAGACCTGTTGGACATTGACGAACTGGACAACGATATGGTCAGCGCCGATTACGAGGACGGCTCTCATGTCAAGAGAAAGTGGGCGAATTGATTACCGCAATCTACCGTTATGAGCGTTTCGACCCCGCCGTCAACAAGGAGTTGTGGCGACGCATACCCGGCTGGAAACTACGTTTCACGTGGCTGAAAGCATGGCTGGAACACGATAAGGCGGCTCGAATCGGCTATAAAGCGTGGTTGTACGCGCGTGTTTCGAGTGGCGGCGAATGGCTGACCGGCGACATGCTGGACTGGAATCAGGAGATTGTCAAATGAACGATTATTACAAGTTCCTCGGCTACACGGCCGATTATCGAGCGCGTTACGAGCGTATGACGTGGTGGAAGCTGCGCCGGCAATGGTTCAAGGATGTTATCGACGCGGTGAAACGGAAACTGACCCGTCGAGACGATACTAATCTTCGTGCCGTTCTCGACTACAAGGAATGGCGAAGCAATCAGGATTTTGAGAACGGCTACTGGTTCAACGGAAACGAGGTAATCAAATGAGTGAAACGAATGACCCGGCATTAGACCATGCCATGAACTCGTTGCGTCGGTGGCAGCACGCGAAACGTATGGAGAACGCGCTACGCGAAGTCTTGAAATATTACGACGAAGCAGGGGAGGCCGGCGAAAACTATGAGCTTGACCCGGATAATCTCAGCAAGTTCGCCGCCGATCTATGCAAGGAATACTCAAAATCTTGATACACTGAAGGCCATAGGACTCTCTTGTGGCCTTCTGGGAATTAGCGAACCAAGTACAAGAGGCATGATGTTTCGTCATGCCCGAATATTCTTTCAGGAGGAACTATCATGTCCATCAAAACCACTATCGTCCACATGCCCAGCGGAAAATGGCGTTTGGAAACCCGTCAAGGCGCATGGCCGATAAACCGCAATTGGAATGGGTTCAACACGTGGCCGGAATACGATCACAAGCCTACGAAAGAGGAAGTGGATGTGTTCGCACGTGAACTGTTCAAGGCCATGTTCGGTGTGGAGCCGATATTCATTGGTATGGAAGATGACGAATACGAATACGATTCACGTGCCGGTCTTTGACGGATAAGTGGAAAACGTGGGCCCGATTATACGAAAACATGCTTTTCATTCACTGAAACCCGTGAAGATCAATAAAAAATAGATTTTCACGGGTTTCAAGCTATGATAGGCGTGTTATAAGACGCCGCTGCCTCTCAAGGAAGCACACTAGGGCGGCATTCTCATAAGCCAAGCGTAGTGGTCGCCAAACTGACCGCCACGGCCTTGACCACATCGAACGACGCACTGCCTACGGTGGCGGCTATCCTCTGCTTGGTTTTCGACCACAGGCTATCGGAACGTACCGCGTCCAGAAAATCGTTGCCATCCCAAGTCAGCGCCCTGACCGAAGCACGGATAGTGCTGCCATTCCATGTGCCGTTGATGTCCGATTCAACCAGTCCCGCGTCGCTCATGATCTTGAAATGGTAGACGATGAGTTGCATGGAGTGGGTTTCATCGACGAACACGCTCGCGTCAACCGGTTCCGTAGCGTCCGCGCACGTCTTCAATATCGTGCGCACCAAGTCCATGTCACGCTTCATCGCTCACCTGCCTAACCCGTTCCTGCACGTCTCTTAACTGTTTTTGCAAAGCTGGCGTGAATCCCGCCAAATACTGGGAGACGGTCGCCATATGCCATGTCAGATACACGAAGTACGTCTTGAAGCAGTAGATCATGTCTTGTTGTAGTTCCGTGCTGTGAAGGAACAGATCAGGCTGATAGTACACGATCTTAGCTAGTTCCGTTGTCTTGTCGTTCACGATTCTGAGCTGACTGGGTTGAATCTGCTGGCTCAAACGTCCTCCATGTTGATAATGAGCATTCTCATGAGATAATGAGCGTTCTCATGATTGGCCCTTGGCTTTTCTCGTATAGTATTCCTCGGCAGACAACAGTTCCAGAATCGGAGTCTGCTTACTGGCCTGCAACAATTCCTCCCATGTCATCCACGGGTGAAGACCCGCCAGTGTTCCGCACCAAGATGCTTGGTACAGTGCCTTGTCATCGGGTCCGAACAGCCAACTATCACTGTGGGGAGCATACCGTTTGATGATTCGTCCCCAACCGGTTTGTGACCCAAAACGTATGCGCGCCCAGCATTCGCCCGGCAGTATCGGTTCCACGATACTCGGACGCGGCTTCTTCTTAGGTGCGGGGCGGGTGGCGTAGGCGAAATCATCCTCATAGACAACGAGAAACATGGAAGCCGGTTCCTTTTCGACTCCCAGCTTCCATGTGGCGGAAATGCCGACTCCGCCTCCCTCGACCTTAATCATGGAAGCCCAATCAGTGCGGGACTTGAACTTGTACGTATTCGTGCTGCCCTTGACGTGAATCAAATCGCCGGGCTCCAGGTCATCCCAGCCGACGCGAATCTTCTTGCTCACCTGTGGTCCTCCTTGCCGATATCGCTGAATCGTGTGTAAAGCCGGTCGTTCACGACATACGTGTTGTAATCATCCTGTTGGATGTACCACCAGCGGTTTTGATGGCCGGCCTTCAAATACTTCTCGCACGTGTGGTCGATAGTGTTGTCGGGGTTGACCTTCTGCCTGAACGACAGTTCATCAACCACGTTGCTATCGGCCACGAGACCGGCTATCCGGTCGATACGCTCCGGCGTGAAATCGGGAGTGACCACGTACACGACACGCACCTTCTGACCGTCGAACCATTTGCGGGGCAATGCCAACGCCACGTCATCGGACAAGCTCGTGGGCCGCATGTGATACACCACGCGGCTGAACCTGATCTGCTGCATGACTTGAGCCACGTTGCGTCTGCATTGGAAGTAGCTGGTGTGCATCTCGGTTTCCGTGAGCCAGTCTCCGGCCTTGTGTATCGCCTCCCGGTAGAAGGCGACACGTTTCGATGCTTCCGGCTCGCGCATGGGGAACAGGGGGTCTCCGCCGCCGCTGAAGCTCAGGAACCTCATGGGGTGGTGTTCGCTTTCACGGCTGATGGTCCGCAGCGTGGCCTGCATGTCCGTCACCGGCACGTTCAATCCGGTTTTCCTTACGATGCAGTAGGGGCATGTCCAATGACAGCCGAAATTCGTGATAACCGAATAATGTCCGTTCATTGTGTTTCTCCGATAAGCTGTTCCATGTCTTTCACGTTGTCCTGCTTGCGTTTCAACGCATTGCAGCGACGTATCCACTCGCGTTTGCGCTTATAGACGTTGGTTATCCCATCGTTGCCCAACAGTTCGTTGCATGAGCAGACAAGCTGGGGGATGTCCGACTCCGAGTCCGTTTGCACGACGGGTTTCTCCCCGCAGACAGGGCATTCGGGAACCGGCTCGTCAACCACTGCCTTCAACCGTCTGCAACCGATATTCCACTTCTGAACACTCTCGTCTTCAAAAAACGAGGTGAACGAAAGAATGCTTTCGACGTGATCGCACCATTCCAAGAGCGGCCACGAGTCTTTTTCCAGCCAGTAGTCGCGGTAGTTGCGGGCGACGCACACATGCTTCAGTTTGGGTACGAGTCCGCAGATGGGGCATGGTTCCAATACCGGTGGTTCAGGTTCCGGTTTTTCGACCGGTTCCGGCTCCTCCAAGTGCAACAGTCGCTTCAGCCAGTTCATACGTTCCTCGATTCCATCGACTCGTTGAACGCCTTCTGGAACGCATAAACCCCGGCTTTAACGGCCTTTTCGACGGAACCGTCGGGCGGCAGCGTCACTGTCACGTGCGCGCGTGGCTGCATGTCGTCGCCTATGCACACGCTGTCCGGTTCCAGCTCGCCCGCCATCGGGACTTCCACGGTGAACGTGGCTAGTTGAAGCGCCTTGGAATACAAGCTCAATTCCACTTCCGTGGTGCCAAGATTGATGCTCATTGAGTAATCTCCCTGTGTCCGAGGAACTTGTTGACGAAGAACGTCTGACCTTTGCCCGTGACTTTCGGTGTCTTGTTGATGGTCGTGTGACCGTCCGAGTGAACCACGGTGGTTTCCTTGATCTCGAACAATCCCAATTCCATAGATTTCTGCGTGGGCATGTTGCGAGAGCTGCCGGTTTTCATCAGCCATCCGTTGTCCCTCAGCCACGCGAACAAGCGCGTGCCGCCAATATCCACGCCATTGCCTTTCAGGACTTTCGCCAAGTCGCCCACAAGGATGCTGGTCTTCGAGGTTTCCACAGCGTCAGCGAACAACGCTTTGGGACGCATCCGTTCGACCTGTGCTTGGGCCTTCTCCTTTTCCGCCCGCTCCTGTTTGATTTGTGTGGCAAGTCGGATAAGGAAGTCGGGTTCGGTGACTGCCTTTTCCAAAGTCGATTCGGTCATGTACGCGCCATGTTTGCGAATCGATGGCAGCACCTCATGCGTCACCCAGCGTTTGAACTCGCGAGCCTCGGGCTTGCGGCTGCGTAACACGAGGGAGTACAAGCCGGACTCGGACACGAAAACGGGTGCCTTGCCGCCGTTCTGAGCAATATCCGTACTACGGATATTGGTGATTTCATCGGCATCGAGGTATTCCCGAATATGGTTGGTGGCCGTACCGAGAATGGCGCATACGTCCGCTCCAAGGAACCACGGGTTGCCGTGTTCGTCGGTTAGGACACGCACCTGAATGCCGTTGAAGTCGAATGGTTGAATCTGATTGCTCACTTGTCGTCTCCTTCCTTGGATTGGTTTTGCGAAACCTGCATGATCTCCCACACGTCCGCGTCCTCCGACAGGCCGGACGCGAGACGGTAGAAGTCACTGAACCGGTAAAGCGGATTGCTGTACGCATCCTCGCCATGCTGGGGCAACTGGCCTCGATGTATCCAACTACGCAAAGTGCTGCGGTTCACGCGCATTCCGCACGCCTTGATGATGTCCAACAGTTCGCCACGGGTTCTCACCGCCTCCGATTGGAGGAGACGTTTCACCCGTTCCGCCCTGATGAGGGCTACCGGCATACTGAAACCGCATTTCGGGCATTTCGCCGTCTCCGCGTCCGCGTAGCAGGAGAGCTGGCCCAAGCACTTGTCGGCGGGGCATGGCCCGTACAATACGGTTTCCCCGTCATCGTCCGTGAGAAAACGACGCAGCTTGCGTGTCAGACTGTGAACCAGTTCCGCGTACACGGGGGTGCTGGAATGCTCCATGAGTTTCGGATGATTGGCGATACGGTGAACCATGTCCGACAGTGGCGTGGACTCGGGCAGATTGATTTTCAGACTGCGCATCCACTCGTACAAGGTGCCTTGCAACCCCGGATAACCGTGGTCATCGTCCGCGTACAGCAGATCATGCAGGGCCTCGCGCAACGGTGCGGGCGCGGTGCCGGATTGACAGCCGCCACCGTTCTTGTGCCCGTAGGCGCGGTTGATGCGATACTCGCACAGGTCAGGCAGACTGCGGTCCAACCATCGCAGGTCGCCGGTCAACTGGCTGGCGTGCTTGTCGCACAGGAGATTCAGATTCGGTTCGACGCCATGTCCGATAAGCGGTGACGGCGCGTCGGTGACGATATCCCGCCAGCAACCGTGGTAGCGGCAGAGCCTCGTAGTTTCAGTGGAAAAAGACAATAGTGACCTTGACCTTCGGTTTTTTTGAAGGTCTCGGACGTGTCAGCAACTCTCAATTATGCCATCAAACCGGTTATTGTTCAGCCGGACGGCGTGTCGCCAGAACCTCGTCCAATGTCACGCCCAACTCCGGATTGAAATCACTGGACTCACGCCTGCGCTTGGGTTTCGCGGGCGGCAAGCGCAACGGGTCACGCGCGGCCAACGCCACCTGTCGAGACTCGTCCGGGGAACGGCCCATCATGCGCTGCCGGCGATACAACCACGCCTGATCTTCCACCAGTCCCAAACGTTCGCACTCCCGGCCTACCTGCGCTTCGGACGGTTTCGTATCGTTGCGCAGCTTGCGGACGATGCCGTTGATGTCGCCGGAACCACACCAGCGACCCGTGCTGTTGTCCGCGTAGAAGCGTCGAACGGCCTCACGCGCCTCCACCGCCGTGATGTCCGAACGCAGTTCCGAATGGAACGCATCAAGCTGAACATCATCCCACTGAGCGTTGCCGTGATGCGCGTTAATCAGCGACAACAACGCCGCCGCCTCACCCTTGCTGAGCATTGAAACCTCCCTGCGAGTATCGGGCCCGCTCCTCCTCGGTCATGTACTGCCAGGTCTTCGCCATGTTCGCTTCGAGATTCTGCTGGCTGCGTGACTTGACCGGCTGTTGCCGTGGACTCGGTGTCTCCGGTTTGGGTTTCTCCCAGTTGCGTGCGTACAGTTCCCCGCCGATGAACCGGCTGAACGTCTTCACGAACCGTTCCTCGGTGGCCCCGACATACGCTCGGGTTTTGGCTTCAAGAAACTCACGCGGGTCAGCCTCGCCGGCGGCTTTCACGATCTTGGGCCATTCGATTTCCAACTGCATTCGAGCCTGAGATGTCTTCCCGTCGAACCTGTTCGTCGGGTAAAGACGCTCAAGACTGTCGAGCAGTCCAGCGAAGTCAGGCTTTGAGGGGGTAGGGGGAGTTGAATTATCTTTAGATAATTCATTCTGGTGTTCTGGTGTTCTGGTGTTCTGGTGTTTGTCCCGATTCAGATGACTTTCAGACGGCTGAATCGCATCTGAATCGGAGGTTTTCACCTCGTTCTTATTTTTTTGGTAATTTTCAGCATTGCTTTCGCGCTTCTTTTGCACCTGTTCGCGACTACGATTATGCATAAGATAATCGTGAATGTAGTACCCGTTGTTCCCGTCCGGTTCGATCATGCCGACATTGCATAGTGCTTCAAGTTCTGAATCGGTGATATCCAGCACGTAAAGCGCATCATCTTCACTGATATGACCGTCTGAAAGATTATCTCCGCAGAAGGTAAGCATCATCGTGAACGCGCCTATCGCGCTCGGGCATGTGTGCCTGAGTTTTCGCACCTTGCGATTCATGTAGAAGCCGTTGACAAGCTGGATGTATCCTTTGCGGGCCATCGTTATACCACTTTCCTGAAATCTAAACTCACCAGACTCATTCCGTCTCCTCAATCATGGTTTCGAGGGCAGCGACAGCGTTCTCACTGCGGTTCTCGGCTACTGCCTTCCAGAATTTCGTATGATCCAGGTCATTTCCTGTCCCTTTCCCAAATGTTCTCAACCATCCCGCACCACTTATCCCATGCTTCCTCTCTCGTATCGGCATAAGGGGCTTCCAAGTGGGTGCAGAAAAACATGTAGCGGCCTCTCCATTCGAATATGAGCGGGACACATCCGTAGAGGGGGCAGCAGTGCCGAATCTTCGATGCTAGATTGAACATGTTCGTCTCCTTAAATCTCGTATGAAGTTGTGGCGGCTTCGCCAGTCCGAGGGCGTGCCGCTCGTCACCGTGAGCAGCACGCCGTCATCGAATATCTTCCAGTGGCCGCTGCCGGCGCGTACCACCGTGTATCCGTGTGAGGCTATCCAGTGCATGAGTTTCCGGTCATCTCCACGCGCGGTCATGCTTTGAGCCTCATCTTCAACGCGAGACCATTCTCATGCACGCTGCCCTTGTCGAAGCCCATGAAACCGTTGAACAGTTCGTATTCGAGCAGGGCGGTGTCCACGCGGAACTCGTCATACCGATGATTTTTGATGCGGTCCATGACAAGCCTCATCGATGCGACGGTATCCCTGCGGTCGGCCTGTATGGGAATGAGATACGGCCAAAGATTCCATTCGCCCGGATGATCGTTCAGCCAATGGGCGAAATCAACGAGTTTCCTATCTTCCATCATGTTCTCCTTGCCTTTTCGATGAATTCGCGCAGATACGGGTCATCGATGTCGATGGGGTGGCCGGCGAAAACCATGCCGCCCTCTTGGATGGGCAATGGGGGAGTGCGTTTGGTTTTATGCTCCCTTGCCTATTTCGCGCTTCCGGCTCTATACCGGTCTTGCCGTCCAAGTCGGTTGACGGGCGAACATGATAGGCGGCGAAGAACGGGCCGAGATTGTACGTGTAGTTGAAGTAGCAGCCATAGTCATAGTCAGGGTCGTACCCGTAATCCCAGAAGTTCTCGGGAATATCCCGGCGTACCACATACAGGTCGTAGCTCATTCTTCGTCTCCTTCGATGATTCCATGTCCTGCTATCAATGCGAGGGTCTTTAAGTCGGTGAGCACGGGCTGGTTGTCCATGCTTGACAACGTGTTCAAGCCGAGACCCTTCTGTTTGAACACGACGAACCAGTAAGGTGCGTCAGCGTTACCCGCCTCGGTACGGCCCTCCTGCATCCACTCCTTGAGTCTCCCCGTATAGGTGCTGTAGTTTTTACACTCCAATACGACCGGCTGGCCGTGGATACGCAGACCGGTGATATCGCCCTGGTCTTTCGTCCCATGCAACACTTCACGGTGTATCGTCTGCTCGCTGTCACCCAACCGGGCGCGCAAATAGTTGACCACCTTGGATTCAAGCAGTGTGCCTTTGGCTTTCTGTCGGCTCATTCGTCCATCCACCATTCAGTCGGGTCATCGTGAAACTGGCAGTCCACGCAGTCCCCGAAGACGTTCAAGATTCCTCCGCAGTACGGGCAATGCTCATACTGGACGGGCAGATAACTCGGTCTCATAATCAGAACTCCGGGTTGTCTCGTAGTCGTTTTTGCACGTCCCCGCGCATCTGCTCGATCACATCGACCCGAAGTCCGGTAGCCAAGCGAATCTCCTCTGCCGGACGGTTCGAGTCTTCAATGAGCAGTTGCCATGCTTTACTTGTCGCTTTGCTCAACATGAGCCCCCTTCTCCAAATTAGAGCTGATACGCACCCGATAATCGGTGATGCTCCAAGTCAGATGGTTCAACTGCCAGACGGTGAGTCCAAGAAAAACCAGCAGACAAAACGCTTGAACAATGGCCATCATCGTATTCTTTGACGTGATGCCCACCGCGAGGGAGAACGAGCAAAACACGTCCCACCCCAAATACCAGTACACGGACCATAATCCGGGTTTGCTGCCGTCACGTCGTTCGTAAACCGTGACCATATCCTTGTCACTCATTTCGATTCCTTCTTCGCGTTTTGAGACTACTTACGCTCATGATTCCTCCTTGAGCGTGGCGACATATGCGATGGCCTTGCGTTCACGCTTCGCATACTTCTCGCATTTGCGCTTGAGACGTTTGAGGCTCATGGCGTACAGGAAGTCTCTGAAGTTGCCGTCTTCGCAGATTTTGGCTTGATAACGGCCGCAGGTGCCTTCCGCGCCGATATGCGCAACCAAATGGTCTGTAAGCTGAATCTCGTTCATGCGTTTTCCTTTCGATATGGGTTTGGCGTGTATTCGGGCGGTTCCTCGCCGGGCATGGGGTTCATGTTCTTGAGGGCTTGGATATATCCGTTCTCCCATGCCTGTTCGGCTATCTGCCGGTCGTGTTCGTCTATGGCGGGTTTGAAAGCCGCCAGCAACAGGTCTTCGCTGTACAACTCGCCTTGTTCCCAGACGGAATCGCAAGCCATGCGCAGCAGTTCCCTGAAATCCTCGGGAATATAGTCTGGATGAATTGTTTCGTCGTGTCCGCTCATTGTCCGCCTCCCATTTCCTTCTCTCGCGCCATGATCTCCACGTCGTCGGCGAGCATCCTCAGCACGCCGGCGAGCGTGCCATACGATTCGGCGGTCGGATACACCGTCTTGCTGACATACACGTCCCACCTGTCGGAACCTTGATGATTGTCGGCCTTGAGGATAATGAGCGGGTCGGCGTCGATGAAACGACCGTCCTTCATGCCCCGCACTTTGAGCATCAGACGTATCGAATCCGCCTGCTCGCTCGTGTTACCCAAAATATCCAGAGTGCTCATCGTCCACCTCGCAGTTCCTTCTCCTCGTTCGCGATTGATTGGAGGATGTCCTCCAGGTCGCCGAGCTCGTTCCGGCTCAACCGGATGCGGCGGATGCTGTCGCCATCATGAGTGGCCAGCACCCATGAGCGGGTGCCGTTTCGGCCGTCTCCGGGAATCCAGCTCAGGGTCACATGCCCGCAGGAGGCACCTGTGACCATGCCGCACCGTCGTTCGATCTCCACGTCCGTCGCCTTCATCGTCTGCCTCCCAGACTCTCGCGAATCCGCTCCACATCAGCATTCATCGTCTGCCTCCGTGACTTCCTCGCCGACTGGTAGGGTGCGATAGATTTTTGTGATTCGCCACGTGCCCGGCGTCTCGTGGATATGCTTCACAGCGGCCTCATAGGAATTGAAAGTGACGGTCGGATACAGCATCTCGATAGCCGAATCGACCAGATATTCTTCCTTGGTCTCCAACTTCATCGTCCGTCTTCCTGACTCATGTAGGTCAACGTGAAGCATTTATCACCGTTGCATATGCGGTTCCAAGCGGCGATATTGTATTGCAACTGATACGGGGCGGGCTTCCGTGAACAACCTCCCTCGAAGCCGAGCCCGCAGACAGTGCAGCGGAACATCACGATAAAGAACGTGTATTCAGGCAACCCCTGCACGCCGTCCCGCTCCCATTTCGCCTTGACCTTGCCCCCACAACGAGGACACGGGCTAATCCTGTGAAACCTCACCACACTCACCTCCCTCAAGAGGCGCGTTCAAATCCACCTGTTCGATACGCGCACGCTCCTGTAAGATATTCGCGTATGTCCCCATCGCGTACAATTGGCTTTCAAGGAGCTGGAAAGAACACGCGGGCGTGAAGTCCAACGTGCCCTCCGCGTAGCCCTCAAGCATGTGCGCCAGCTTGCTGATACGCTCCTGCAATTCTCGATGTTCGCGGATCATCCGCTGCTTGTAATCACTCATTGGTTGTCTCCTTCGGTTTGGTTTTGTAGTCTCG